CCCTCACTATGCGTGATAATTTCTCAGCAGGGGGAGCCTTGGCTTGGGAGAGTGAGGTTCGCGATATCAAGCTCATAGAAGAGGAGTTTCAAATCATTATTCATCATCTTAGACAAGGAGTTCTTGTATGCCTTCCGACACTTCTATTATCAGAAGAGATGGCACTGCTAGAAAAACGCACCCCAAAAGTAGAACAGTATCTATTAAAAAGGCTAGACGGAATGAAGGCGGGGTTTCCGTTGCTAGGATTATGAGAGGCACTAAGTATAGGTCTGCATTTGAGATTAACATAGCTAAGTCTCTTGCAAACCGTGAGGTACCCTTTGAGTATGAGAAGTACAAGTTCGAGTATATACCCAAGGTACGCACCTACACACCTGACTTTTACCTGCCCCAGACAGGCATATACGTAGAAGCAAAGGGCCACCTAGATAAGGGTGATAGAGTTAAGATGCAACTTATGAAACAACAGCATCCTGACTTAGATATCCGGTTCGTGTTCCTACGAGCCAGTAACAAAATTTACAAGGGTAGTAAAACAACCTATGCTGACTGGGCGAACCGCTATGGTTTCCCGTGGGCTGAAGGTAGCATACCCCAAGATTGGATTACAAATGGCTGATGAACGAGAGTTTGAAAAGGCAAGTCTACTACCTGAAAAGTGGTATATTATACTGAGCAGAGTTGATGATGAGACCTTCAACATGACTGCCTACGATACAACTACTGTACTCGAAGAAGAAGATGACGACTACATGGATGCGGGGTTTGTAGCCCAGCAGGGATTGATGGAGTTGCTACAGAATGACTTTGATAGGGTTATGAAAGCAGGCATGGCTCGTATAGCCTTTTATGATATAGCTGAAGATATTATGGAAGAAATAAAAGAAGAGATTGACAATTTGGATGAGCCTAAGATACTGTCCAAGGAAGAAAATGTTGTCAAGGTAGACTTTGGGAAGAAACAATGAAACGACATGAAGCATATATGAAAGAGAAGATTGCCGAATCTAATGAGAGAGCAGGCAAGGAAGCCTATGGTAATGTAGTTGTGGACATGGTTAACAGCCCCCCACACTATAACAGTGCAGGGATAGAATGCATAGATGCCATACAAGCAGCCCTAACCCCAGAAGAATTTAGAGGGTACTGTAAGGGTAACAACCTGAAGTACACGTGGCGAGAACGCTACAAGAACAAAATAGAAGACCTAAACAAAGCCGCATGGTACTTAAACAAATTATTAAAGGTTCAAGGAGAAACCAAATGAACAACCAACTGCCCACTGTATATCAGCAATTCATCCACAAATCCCGCTATGCTCGTTGGCTCGACAGTGACAGTCGCCGCGAACATTGGGGGGAAACTGTAGGGCGGTACATAGAATTTATGACTAGTCACGTTAAAGAAAAGTGTGGTGTTAGTATTCCCTCTGACGTTATCAAAGAGGTTGAGGAAGGGGTCTTGTCCCTAGGGGTTATGCCATCCATGAGAGCAATGATGACTGCAGGCTCTGCCCTATCTCGTGACAACATCTGTGGTTACAACTGTAGTTACATACCTGTTGACAACCCACGTTCCTTTGACGAGTGCATGTATATCCTGATGTGTGGCACCGGAGTCGGGTTCTCTGTAGAACGAGAGAACGTGGACAAGCTCCCTGTAATAAGCGATGCCATGAACGAGTCCGACACTGTTATTAAGGTAGCAGACAGCAAGCCGGGATGGGCAAAGGCGTACCGCGAACTGGTTGCGCTACTGTATGCAGGGCAGATTCCAACATGGGATGTATCAGATATTCGTCCAGCGGGTGCGCGGCTAAAGATTATGGGGGGTAGGGCTAGTGGACCGCAACCCCTAGTTGACCTATTCAACTTTACTGTCAAGATATTCAAGAAGGCAGCAGGACGCAGACTATTTCCTATTGAGTGCCATGACCTCATGTGTAAGGTCGGCGAGGTAGTGGTCGTAGGGGGCGTTCGTCGCAGCGCACTTATTAGCCTATCTAATCTTAGCGATGACCAGATGCGCCACGCCAAAGCTGGAGAGTGGTGGGATGAACCCGACAAACAAATCTATCGTAATGGACAACGAGCCTTGGCGAACAACTCTGTTGCCTACAAGAGCAAGCCTGAGATGGGTACGTTCATGCGTGAGTGGCTTGCCCTGTACGACAGCAAGTCTGGTGAGCGTGGCATGTTTAATCGTGAAGCTGCTGACAAGCAGGTGGCTCGTAACGGCAGACGAGAGACAGGACACATGTGGGGTACGAACCCTTGCAGTGAGATAATNTTACGCCCNTACCAGTTTTGTAATTTGTCAGAGTGTGTGGTTCGGGAAAATGATACTCTTGAAACGTTGAAACAAAAGGTTAGACTAGCTACCATTATTGGAACTATGCAGGCTACCCTGACTGATTTTAAATACTTGAGGAAGGTATGGAAAGACAACACAGAGGAAGAGCGTTTATTAGGTGTGTCCTTGACTGGTATCATGGACCATCCCGTTTTATCCAAAAATGTAGACAGCAAGCGTTGGCTCGAAGAAATGCGAGAAGTCGCAGTGGATACGAACCGGGAGTTTGCGAACATGCTTGGAATCCCAGTGAGCAGTGCAATCACTTGTGTAAAGCCGTCGGGTACTGTGTCTCAACTGGTGGACGCAGCAAGCGGGATACATGCAAGACACAACGACCACTTTATCAGGACAGTTCGCGGAGATAACAAAGACCCGTTGACACAGTTCCTTATTAATAGCGGTGTGCCATCAGAGAGAGACAAGGGTAAACCTGACAGTGTTACCGTGTTTAGCTTCCCTATGAAGTCTCCTTCGGGAGCCGTTACAAGAACAAAGATGTCGGCTATAGAGCAGCTAGAACTATGGAAGACCTACGCTATACACTGGTGCGAACATAAACCTAGCATCACTGTTACAGTTAAGGAACACGAATGGATGGACGTAGGTGCGTGGGTCTACGAGAACTTTGATGTAGCTTCCGGTGTATCGTTCCTTCCTCACAGTGACCACACATATCAGCAGGCACCCTATCAAGACATAGAGCCTGATGAGTATACGGAGTGGCAGGAGCGTATGAACGTGGTTCACATTGATTGGGAGAACCTAGCAAAGTTCGAAAAGGAAGATAACACTAGTGGTTCGCAGGAGCTTGCCTGTTCAGCAGGAGTGTGTGAAATTGTGGACTTGACAGCAGCATGAATTGCTGGCACTGTAAGAGTGAGTTAATTTGGGGCGGGGACGATGACTCAGACATAGATGGATTTGTCATGGAAACCAACCTGAGTTGCCCAACCTGCAACGCATTTGTAATGGTGTATTTGCCAGAGGATGAAGACGATGAGTAAGAAACAAAAAAACACCGTCACGGTGAACGATGTAGAGTATGATGTTGACAAGATGGAAGTTACAGAACAGTATCTTGTCATGCAGATTAGAGATGTACGCGACCAGATAAATAAATTAAATTTTAGGATGGGGCAGCTACAGGCATCGCAGTCAACTTTTATGAAGACGCTTGCAGAAGCGTTAAAGAAAGAAGCAGCCTAATGGATGGTATGGAACCCGCAGTGAGTGACCGTAAGAAGTTCGACCTCGACCTGTCCTATGGTAAGGTTCGCGAACAGCGGGTTGCAGACATGCTCACAGACAAGAAGATAGAAGTAAAGTCTGAGCGAGGCATGTGGGTGAAGACAGGCAACATAGCGATTGAGTATGAATCCTATGGAAAGCCCAGCGGCATCAACGCTACGGAATCTGACTACTGGTTCCACAACCTATGTATAGGGGACGATACTTTTGCAACCCTCGTGTTCGACGTACCATCCCTAAAACGAATCATTGAAAACCTCGACTACAAAAAGTCCGTGAGTGGCGGTGACAACAACGCTTCACGGATGTATCTCTTGAACTTGCAGAAGCTGTTTTCTTCTGATGTAATTAAGGCGTATAAAGATGAGCAACAAGCATCCCAAGGCTGACCTGTTCACCTTGACAGCAAAACTAAACGACAAGGGCAGCGTCGAACTAGACATGGACTGTGTGAACGCCGACCAATTCGTTCGCCTAATGGAAAAAGACTTGCCAGCTTATGAAGGAACCTTCAAGGTAGCAAGTCTTCTTAGGTATTTAAAGTCTGTAGGAGATGAGGTCCTGAACAAGTCGAGCAGGTATATCTAACCCTTGTGAACTTTTTGAACCTCGAACGAAGCCCGTAGGCTAGACCCCTTGTGACTCTTATAACCGTCCTTGGGGTTTTTCATTAGGCGGTAACTCTTACCGTTCTTCATCCAGTGAAACCCCGGCGGGGCTGGTACAGATTTTTTCATCGTTACATCTTCTTCTTTGTTTTGCCGCCGTACATCATGCCTTCCATCTTGTTCGTCATTGGTGACGGGGCTGACATAAC